TATGACGGGATTCTGGAATGCTAAATTCGTACCTGAACGGACTATCGAAGCAATTGTGACTGAAGATACAGAACTGCGTCTGGCATTGGCTGTCCTGTTTCTGGAGACATCCGAGCTACAGAAGTGCAAGACCAAAGAAGATTTTAAGTACGCACGTACACAATATAACCGCTGGATCAACAAGGTATGTGGTCTGGTAACAACAACCGAAGTGAAAGGAAACTAAGATGGACTACAACAATTTTTACAACGGCGTTGGACGAGTCGTAATACAAGATGCGGCAATCAGCGACGACGCACTAGCTGCCGCAACAGATGCAGCCCAAGGAGTACAGCGTGAGCTGGGAGCAGTACAACGAAACTCCAGAATCGTTGAGATGTTTACCAGCTATTGGCCTGAGTCAGACGCTACGCTGGTGCCTATGGATGGACATCAAGCACGGTTTTGGGTGTGTTTCCCTAACGAGACGTTGCCTCGCGGTTGGATCGGGCACGGCTACCACCACACTTTTGCAGATACCACGGACGATAAGTACATGATCTTCAGCCTATCGTTGGAAGCGTACCGCTACAGGCACAGGCGGCACGAAGAGCGTAGACACATGGCGTTCAGCAATTCGTTTGATGGGATTATGAAACGAGCGAAGAAGGCATTCATACCTATAACAACTAAGTTGATTTGCTGCGGGCACAGAAGCACACACCTAGATGCGGTAAGGTCTTTTATAGATACGAAAACCGATATGCTGAAAGCCGCATATAAAAAGATGACTGGCCTGTCGATGGGATACGGAGACTTGCCGAAGTCTAATGAATGGCCTTTCTTTCAAGAACTTCAGGCGTTAGACAATATCGGTCATACATGGACAAACTCCGTATTCGGTACGGCTGTGCCTGAGCTGCTGTCCTCTGTTACGGACTTAGAATACGCCAAGCAGAACCAGCATGAGCCAATGGTCTATGTCTGGCCTAACGAGAATGCCATAAAGGTATTACCCGTTGGGGATGTGGATCACGGGCAGTTCCAAGGTGCAGTTAGTAACGCCACTGAGTTTTCGTACGACAGTACAGAAGATCTGCCGGATGGATACAAGAACAAACTAGCCATGCTGCAAATCGTGCCTGACGGTACCTTCCTACCTAACGTGGGTACACGCTGCGGGTACGGCTACTTCTTGTTCCAAGAGGAGGGAGCATGAAGAGTAGAATAAGTGGTGAGAACTGGAGTGGCTTATTCGATAGGAGTAAGCTCTTAGAGAATGACACTATATACCGTGTTTTGGTATGCCCTGAAACTAATACGTACAATGTGGTATGTATTGGTACAGAATGTGTTGACAGTACATTAAAAGAGTCCTATTCTTCTTTAGATGATATGCCTGATTGGTTTAGCAGGAAGCTGGCTATGCTCTGTACGATGGAGCCAGCCGGTAGCAGTAATAGACCGATCATGCCAAAGATGACTAACGAAGGGTTTCCTATAATTACGAAGCCGTGGAACTTAAAGGAACCGCAAGTGAAAGGCGTAGGTACTAGAGAAAGCGTTAAGTGTTTTTGGGTAGTACCAGACTAGACTACTAGGTGGGTATAAACGTCGGGCGAGTGGTAGCGTCAGACGGTTTCCACTGCGAGTTACTCCGCAGTTAAAGATAAGGTGAGATGAAGTGCTGCCCCACACCCTTTTTTGATTAGGGGGTCATAGCGGCCAATCTCACCAACTACCACACTCTTAGATTCTTGTACGGTCGTACAAGAATTGATACCAGCTCCCACAAAGGAGGGACACAGTGGCGAAAATAACAGTGGAGATGGAAGTGGGGAATGAGTCTATTGAAGACGCGATAACGAGTTTGAAAGCATTGGAAGCAGCGCAACAGCGAATAGATGATCTTTGCGAAGACATGTCGTTCTTATCCAAGGCCGTATCAACAAACAATTTAGAAGTTAAGAAACTTCGTGCGAGCGTACAAGAATTACTGGAGCAGGTTGCTGATGGCTCAGACACCTGAAGGTAGGGTAAAAACAGTAGTGCGAAACCAGCTCCGACAAATCGGAGCGTATTACTTCATGCCTGCTACTGGCGGGTATGGCAAGAGCGGCGTGCCTGACATCGTTGGGTGCTACGAAGGAAGGTTCTTTGGCATCGAATGTAAAGCCGGTAAAGGGAAAGTAACGGCGTTACAGCAAAAGAACTTAGATGAAATAGACGCCAGCAAAGGGATCGCGCTGGTGGTAAACGAGTCAAACATGCACGACGTGTCTGACTTACTTATGGAGAACTGAAATGGCGAAACGGAAGTACAACCGCAAAGCGGTAAAGGGGGCGATGGTGGCTGAGTATCTGGACAAGAACGGAGACACTAGGGTCGAAGTCCTAGCTGCTGAAGTCGGCGTGAGCGAGAGCTACGCTGGTAAGTGGCTACGCAAATGGAGAATGAACAAACCAGCCCAACCCGTTGTGAGGTCTAAGAACTTCATTCCAGACAACCTCAAGCATACGCAACAAGGCATTAGCACCGAGCCTTCCGTGTCTGACGGTAGCACTGCTTCATACTACGAGCTGCCTGAAGGCGCAGCAGAACTGCAAGATCTTATCTCTTATAAGAACATGAACGCGCAGATCGGTGAGATATTCCGCGCTGCGTACCGTTATGGGCAGTCATCTCACAGCGACCAGCTACGCGATGCGAGAAAGATTCGGTTCTACATCGACGCTGAGATCAAACGGTTAGGGGGCTGAGATGAAGAAGTTTATCGTAACCTTCGAGGAAACCGTACAACGTCAGGTGATAGTAGAGGCCAAGAACGACGAGGAAGCACGGTTTGCCATCATAGATGACCGTGGCACTTGGGGTAATTGGCTACGCAAACCCACCACTACTGACGTGATTGTCACTCGTGTTGTAGAAAAGGAACAAAGCTAGTGCAGCTCATAACCTTGGACTTCGAGACGTTCTACAGTAAAGAGTTCTCTCTAACTAAAATGACTACTGAGTCCTACGTTCGTGACCCTCGTTTTGAGGTCATCGGTGTAGGTGTGAAGGTCAACAACGGCCCAACCGAATGGGCATCGGGGACACATGAAGAACTTCAGGACTATCTGGACGGGTTTGACTGGGCTGACAGTATGGTGCTGGCTCACAACACTATGTTCGATGGGGCTATATTATCTTGGCTATTTGATGTTCGCCCTCGGATTTGGGCTGATACTCTTTGTATCGCCCGTGCTGTACATGGGGTGGAAGCTGGTGGAAGCCTCAAGGCGCTGGCAGAACGATACGACATCGGGGCGAAAGGTACTGAGGTTTTAGATGCACTGGGTAAACGCCGTGCAGATTTTTCTGATGCTGAGTTGGATCGGTACGGCGACTACTGCATCAACGATGTGGAACTTACATATAAGTTGTTTGGGATAATGACCAAGAACTTCCCCCGCCACGAACTGAAAGTCATAGACACCACGCTACGTATGTTCATACACCCCGTGCTAGATCTGGACGTAGGGCTGTTGGAACAGCACCTTGAAGACATAAAGGATCGTAAGGACGAACTTCTTATAAAGGCGGGTGTTACCGACAAGAAAGAGCTGATGAGCAACGACAAGTTTGCTCAGTTGCTGATGCTGGAAGGGGTCATACCACCAACCAAAATAAGCCCTACCACGGGGAAAGAAACCTATGCGTTTGCTAAGACAGACGAAGCATTCAAAGCACTAGCGGAACACGAAAACACCAATGTACAGGCATTGGTCGCTGCTAGGCTAGGCAACAAAAGCACGTTGGAAGAAACTCGCACGCAGCGGTTCATCGACATATCAAAGCGCGGACTGCTACCTGTACCCGTACGTTATTACGCCGCACACACCGGTAGATGGGGCGGTGCCGACAAGATCAACATGCAGAACCTACCGAGCCGTGGGCCTGACGGTAAGGTCTTAAAGAAAAGCATTACTGCACCAAAGGGCTATACGCTCATCGACTGCGATTCCAGCCAGATAGAGGCGCGGGTATTAGCGTGGTGGGCTGGGCAGAAAGACTTGGTTACATCGTTCACCAACGGTGAGGACGTGTACGTCAAGATGGCAGCGCGAATCTATGGAGTGCCCGAAGAAGAGGTCACTAAAGATCAGCGGTTCGTAGGTAAGACTACGATTCTAGGTTGTGGGTATGGCATGGGTGCCCAGCGGTTCATGGATCAGCTAAAGAACTTCGGTGTATCTGTGACCCTAGAAGAGTCCCGACGCATCATTAAGATCTACCGTGACGCAAACCACGCAATAACTAAGCTGTGGTGGGACGCCGGTAAGTCCATCGAACAGCTATCTAAGAATACAGCCCTACGAATAGGGGATGTAGCTGTAGCGGAACCCATTGGGCCACTACAAGCACTTCGTTTACCGTCGGGAATACTCATGCGGTACAACGAATTGGAAGGTGAGAAGAACGAAGAAGGTAGGGTGGAATACACCTACAAGACTCGTCGTAGTAGAACCCGTATCTACGGGGGAAAAATGGTAGAGAACGTCTGCCAAGCAGTAGCACGGTGCATCATCGCAGAACAAATGGTGAGAATCGCCAAGCAGTATAACGTCGTGATGACTGTGCATGACTCTATTGTGTGTTGCGTTAGGGACGAAGAAGTTAGTGAAGCCCAAACACACATAGAGGCGTGTATGCGCTGGCTACCCGAATGGGCAGAAGGGCTGCCCTTAGACTGCGAAAGCGGTACAGCAAAAACTTATGGAGATTGTGAATAATGGACGATGAGAATATATCTAGTATTTTGGACGATTGGATGGACGACGGTACAGCACCAACCCCACTCAAGAGGACAAGTAGGTCGTATTATCTGTATGAAATAATCCGTAGCTTGGGCGGCACAGCGACGTTGAACGAGATGTACAAAATGCTTCCCGCCAGTGATATGGCGAAGCCTAAGAACAAGCAGCAACTACGGGGCTGGATTAGTTCTAGCGCCACCAGTAAGGGGTACATGGTTAAGCTAGCAAAGGATAAATACCGTGTAGCAACCCTAGAAGAATACAAGGCGATAAGGGCAAGAAATAAACGGACGCATACGAAGTACACAAACAAGATCGAAGCCAAAAAACGGCGCGAAGAAAAGAAACAAGCCATGCCCACCGTGCAGAAAGAGATTACTTTGGAACCCCCAGTGCAGGACGATCTTCTTAGGGAGAAAGCTAGAGAGTCCGTACTAAGACAACGGGCGTGGGCAGAAGCTAAGAAAGAAGCGAAGGAAGAGTTGGCAGTGGAACGCAAGGATGTAAGCTCCCCTAGCTCAGTCCCACTGCCTACACCCAATACGCCTTTTGTGAACCAGTATTTGGGGTCACTTATTGGTACCTCGGTTGCTATAGTATTGTTCTACTTGGTAACAAAGTTGTTGGGATAGTATGGGTACACCAGCGTGGTCGTTCAGTCGTATAAAGGCATTTCAACAATGCCCTAAGCAGTTTTACCATGAGAAGGTGCTCAAGCAGTACCCGTTCAAGGAGACTGATGCCACGCTTTACGGTACGGCTTTCCATGAAGCTGCGGAAGAATACATCCGTGACGGTGGTGAGCTAGACCCACGGTTCGACTACGCTAAAGACATGCTGGATGTGCTGGACGCCAAGAAAGGTGAGAAGCTGTGTGAGATCCAGATGGGGTTGACTAGAAACCTAAAGCCATGTGGATTCTACGATAAAGATGTTTGGTTTCGCGGCATCGCTGACTTAATCATCTTAGACAGAGAAGGCAAGGTAGCGTGGGTAATTGACTACAAGACCGGCAAGTCGGCAAGGTATGCGGATAAAGGGCAGTTAGAGCTTATGGCGTTGGCGACCTTCAAGCATTACCCTGAAGTGGAAACTGTACGAGCTGGCCTAGTATTCGTTGTTAGTAACGACTTAATAAAAGACCGGTACACGTTGGAAGACGAAGAACGGTTGTGGAAGAAATGGCTTAGTAACCATAGAGATATGGAAGCAGCCTTTGAGAAAGACGTGTGGAACCCAAAACCCAGTGGGCTGTGCAAAGCATGGTGCCCTGTGTTGGAATGCCCACATAACGGGAAGAACTGATGCCGTATAAGAACAAAGCAGACCGTAAGAAACAGAAGAACCCACCAGTGGGTAGCCCTGCACACGAAGCCCGAATGGAGAGGCAACGTGCTAGGCGTGCTATGGACAAGGTGGGACGCGATGCCAACAAGAATGGCAAAGCTGATAAGCGTGAAGGCAAAGATGTCAGCCACAACAAGATGTTGAGTAAGGGTGGCAGCAACGCAGACGGTGTGCGTATAGAGAGCAAGAGTGCTAATCGCAGCCGTAACGGGCAGAAGCCCAAGAAGGCGGGGCATAGACCTCGACGTAGGCAGTGAATAAGGACAACGTAAAGACGGGCATATTGGTCGGCGTAGGTATTGTCGTGGCGATCAACGCACTGTCTTTTCTTCTTACTGTGTTAATAACAGTTTAGACCAAGGCGGCCTTCCTGCCTGTTGGCACCGTTCCCGTCCGGTGTGGTCGCATGGCGGGCTTTTTAACCGCGTGTAGTGGACACCCACTTCGCGCTTTTTTGCATGGGAGAACTGATGCAAGTGATAGATAACAAGGCGCTGCTACTGCGCCTACGTGACCCGCAACGTATCACAACGATTATACCGAAGAGCAAAGAGCTATCGGATAACAGAGTGGTAGTTAACTGGGGCGTCGAAGAAACTCGTGTACTAAAGAACTTAGGTATAGATGCACCCTCACCTATCAGCACACAATACGAATGGACGGGCAAGTTCTCACCAATGAGGCACCAGAAGACTACTTCTGAGTTCTTCACCATAAACAAGCGGGGGTTCTGCTTCAACGAGCAGGGTACGGGCAAGACTGCTAGTGCTATCTGGGCAGCGGATTACCTAATGAACAAGGGGTATGTGAGCCGCGCTCTAGTTATATGCCCCCTATCTATCATGCACTCTGCGTGGGCAGACGATCTGTTTACCTTCGCTATGCACCGTACGGTAGATGTGGCCTATGGGCCACCCAAGAAACGAAAGCAAATCATAGAGAACGGCTCTGATTTCGTCATTATTAACTACGACGGTGTAGAGATAGTGGCAGACGCTATTGCAAATGGCGGGTTTGATCTGATTATCGTAGACGAAGCTACACACTATAAGAACCCGCAGACGAAACGCTGGAAGACCCTGAACAAACTACTGAACCCTGAGACGTGGTTGTGGATGATGACAGGTACACCAGCAGCACAAAGCCCATTGGATGCGTACGGTCTGGCTAAACTTGTTAACCCGTCAGCCGTGCCTAGATTCTTCAGCTCGTTCCGCGATCAGGTCATGGTCAAGGTGACTAACTTCAAGTGGGTGCCCAAGGACACAGCGACAGACACCGTGTTCAACGCATTGCAGCCAGCGATACGGTTTACCAAAGACGAATGCCTAGACCTACCTGACATGGTTTACGTCAAACGTGAAGTAGAACTGACCCGCCAACAGATCAAATACTACAAAGAACTTAAAAGTAAGATGGTTATGCAAGCGTCCGGCGAGCAAATAACCGCAGTCAACGCAGCCGTAGGTATGAATAAGCTACTGCAAATATCTGCCGGTGCTGTCTACACAGATGACGGTGAGTCCCTAGAGTTCGACATCAAGCACCGATACAAGGTACTGCGCGAAGTCATAGACGAATCTAGCAAGAAGGTACTTGTATTTGTGCCATTCAAGCACGTCATAGATATTCTGGCAGACAAGCTCACCGCCGACGGCATACCCACTAGCATAATTCGTGGTGATGTTTCGGGCGCGAAACGTACCGAAATCTTCAAACAGTTCCAACAGACCGATACTCCACAGGTGCTGGTCATTCAGCCACAAGCAGCAGCACACGGCGTAACACTCACCGCTGCGAACACCGTAGTGTGGTGGGGGCCAACCAGCTCTTTGGAAACATACGCACAGGCTAACGCACGGGTGCACAGACAGGGGCAAGACCACAAGTGTACGGTGGTACAGCTACAAGGCTCGTTTGTAGAGAAGAGAGTGTACGCGTTACTAGATAGTAGAATAGACGTACACACAAAAATGATTGATTTATACAACGAGATACTTGATTAACATATCGTTTGGCATTACATTACATATCTAGGTACATGGAGAACCGATATGGCAGAAGATGATAAAGGACTTAACGCTAAACTCATACGGGCGTACATGAAGCTCCGCGAGAAGCGTTCAGAACTGAAGTCTGAATTTGAAGCCCAAGATAAAGTGTTTGAAGAGAACATGAACCTCCTGAAAGAGCGGATGTTGGAATACTTCAAGCAGCCAGAAAACGAGGGTGCCACTAACTTCAGCAGCGAGGAAGGTATGTTTATACGTACCACCAAGACGAAATACTGGACTGATGACTGGGAAAGTTTTCATAAATTCGTTGTGGAAGAGAACGCACCGGAACTTCTGGAGAAGCGGGTAGCGCAGGGCAACATGAAGCAATACTTGGAAGATAACCCTGACAAGCTGCCGATGGGTCTTAACACCACTACCGAATACACCATAACCGTGAGGAAAAAATAGTGTCAGAAGAGGCATACGTTGAAATAGAGCAGGTTGCGGAACACTTCAAAGTGTCTGTGTCTACCATTAGAACGTGGATTAGGAACGGGCAGATACCCAGAGACGGTTGTTTTATCAAGATTGGTAAGACATATCGGTTCAAACTGTCTGAAGTGGATAAATCTGTAGCCCGATTAAATTCTGCAACAGCATTAGGAATTTCTGCAACAGACTCGGATAGGCAATCTGAGATAGGTTTTGACGAATCTGTGGGCGAAGTTGTTGCCGATTTAGACGAGGATCTGTAGTGTCGGACGGCACCTTTAGGCGCGTAAGTATTAGGGACGGGAAGTTCCGCACTGCCGTAGGTGGTAAAGAGACGCTTATCGACTCTGACACCATAGACGTAGTCATACTCAATGCTGCACCCAGAGGCCGCATGTTTTATGGCGATGCCTATGATGCGGGTAAGAAGTCAGCTCCTATATGCTGGTCATCGACCACTAAGATGCCTGACCCAGACGTGCCTGCCGATACTAAGCAAGCCACACGCTGCATGGATTGCCCACAGAACATAAAAGGTTCAGGGGATGGCAACTCCCGTGCATGTAAATACTCACAGCGTTTAGCTGTCACTTTGGAGGATAACCCAGAAGAAATATACCAATTGCAGTTACCAGCAAATGCTTTGTTTGGTGATGCACAACGGGGTTGGATGTCTATGCAGAACTACGCAAAGCACCTGCATAAGCACGATACCTCGGTGATAACCATTATTACTCGGATCTGTTTCGAGAATGACGGTTATATACCAAAACTTCGGTTTCGCCCTGTACGGGTGTTGAAACCTGAAGAGCTAGAAGTCGCTGTGGAAATGAGCATCCACCCAGATACCGAACGTGCTTTGACTATGGTCAAGCCTGATGAGGGCAATGCGCCAACGTCAATGTTCGAGCCGGTAGACGGGTTTGTTTATGACGCAGCTAACAACAATTAGGAGAACTAACGATGCACATTATTAAAAATGTGACCGCGCATTACCCACACTTGGATCAGCCATACAAGTGGAGTGACGCGCAAAATAGAACGATGCCTTGCTCATTCAAAGAAAACGGGGCGGCATATGATCTACAGTGGATCATGTCTGGCGGCGAAGCCAAGCAGCTTATGGCGGCTATGGAAGTGGCTTATGAGGAGAAGAAACAGGACGGTTGGCCTGCCAGTATAGAGATACCGTTCAAGAAGCAGGAAGACAAGACTTGGCTACATAAGGCTACGTTGGAAGCAGCTTATCAGGGCGAAGAAACTAATCCGCCCAAGCAGTTCGATTCAAAGAACAACGAACTACCTAAAGACTTTAGACTAACTACGGGAAGCACCATCAACGTGCAAGTGAGTATGCACCCTTGGTCTAGGGACGGTAGCTCTGGCGTTAAATTACGTGTCCGTCAGGTGCAAGTTCTACAGTACAAGCCCGAGCCTGTACGTGCAGCATTCGATGTAGTCGAAGACGGCTTCACTATGGAAGATGTTGGCGGTAGTGCGTTCACAGCAGTGTCTGATGATTCTTTCGGAGAAGAACCCGCTGTTGTAGAAGCCCCTGCTACAGAAACACCCAAGAAAAGTGCTAAGGCCGATGCCTTTGGGGATGACGACGAAGAAGTTGTAGCGGAACCCAAGAAGAAGGTGGTCAAGAAGTCTGCCCCCGCCAAAGCTGAGAAGGACGAAAAGTTAGCCTCTGTCTTAGACGAATGGTTCGACGACTAAACGCTAACTAATTTCCGTGGCTAGGATTTCCGAAAAGGGCGTGCCGATGCCCCTGCCACGGTGTCTCTCGGTTTTGAGTAAGCATTATGGACACAAAAGCATTCTTGCAGAAGGCGTTACGTGGAGAGGGCCGATACTGCATATTCGCTGCAAACAGTGGAGATAAGAACGATAGGGTTCAGAATTTCTATGAATCCCTAGATGAGTTACAACAAGCAGCCTATGAACTAGACGCAAAGGGGTACGATGTGTATTTCGCGTTAGGTGTTCTGGGCGAAAATGACACCCGAAAAGTAGACAACGTCAAACAACTTAGCTCGTTCTTTTTAGATCTCGACTGTGGGCCTAGCAAAGACTTCCCCACGCAATCGGATGCCCTTGATGAATTAAAGGCATTCTGTAAAACAACAAAACTACCAAAGCCGTACCTAGTCGATTCAGGTCGCGGTATACACGCCTATTGGTTTCTCACTGAGCCTGTAGGCAAAGAAGATTGGATTCCTGCGGCTGAACGGCTGAAGAGTCTCTGTACTGAACATGGATTCGCAGCAGACCCTGCCGTCACCGCTGATGCTGCTAGGGTGTTACGCCCTATTGGTACGCACAACCACAAGACTAATCCGCCAACAAGAGTTGCTGGATTGATACCAGCTCCCCCCACTCTCGTAGATTTTGATGAGTTCTACGAACTGCTTGGTGGCAAAGACCTTGTGTTTCCGCCTAAGAAGTACATGCCAGCAGCACCGAACGCAATGATGCAGTCGCTGATGGGTAACACGGAATCTTCCTTCATACAGATACTAGAAAAGACATACAACGGAAACGGATGTGAGCAGCTACGGCTGATATACGCAGAACAAGAAGAGTGCACAGAACCTATGTGGAGGGCTGGGCTGTCTATCGCTAAGTTCTGCTCCGATAGTGACAAGGCCATACATAAGCTATCTGAAAGGCACCCTAACTACTCAATCGCAGAAACCGTTGAGAAGGTTAACCTCATCAAAGGGCCGTACTTATGCAACAAGTTTGACGAGTTTAACCCCAAGATATGCAAGAAATGTAAGCATTGGAAGAAGATCAAGTCACCAATCACGCTTGGCAATGTGATCGTTGAGGCTACGGAAGAAGACAACGTCGTAGAGGCACCGTCAGCCACGTTAGCCAGCGCCGATGTGCAGACATACACAATACCGACATACCCCAGACCATACTTCAGGGGCGCTAATGGTGGCGTATATATGCGCTCGGCAGGTGCAGATGGGGACATAGATGAGAAGGTCATATACCACAACGACATCTACGTAGTGAAACGGGTGCGTGACGCAGAGATAGGCGAAGCTGTCGTTATGCGTTTACACCTACCGAAAGATGGAGTTAGTGAGTTCACCATACCGCTTACCGCTGTTACATCACGGGAAGAGTTCCGTAAGAGCATGTCTATGAGGGGCGTGGCAATACGGCAGATGGACGAGATTATGCAATACACAACGACTTGGGTTAACGAGCTACAGGCAAGAGAGACCGCAGACGAGGCCCACCGGCAATTTGGTTGGGCTGGCGACAATATGGAAGCATTCATACTAGGCAACCAGAAGATATACAAAGACCGTGTGGAGTTTAACCCCCCTGCCTCTACCACTATGGCGATGTTCCCCGCGTTTGAACCCAAAGGTTCCTTAGATGATTGGAAGGCAATGGCTGAGTTCTTAAACAAAGAAGGACAAGAGCCATACCAATATGTGATGGGCGCGTCTTTTGGATCTGCGCTGATGGAGCTTATGCCCGTAGCGTGCTCTGCATTGCACATACACAGCAAGGACTCAGGGTTAGGTAAGACCACTGCATTAGAGGCGGCACTCACCGTATGGGGCGACCCTAAAGAACTGCTTCTGTACAAAGAAGATACGTACAACACCAAAATGAACAGGGGTGAGGTCTACCACAGCCTACCGCTGTTCTTGGATGAGCTTACCAACTTAGCCCCCAAAGAACTTAGTGACCTTGCGTACCAGTATGTGAGCGGGCGTCAGCGTAGAAGACTTACCAGCAGCGCCAACCAAGAACGTGCCAACGGATCTCCGTGGAGCTTTACGTCCATATCTACTGGTAACGTCAGCCTGATTGAGAAGATAGCACTGTATAAGGACGCACCGAAGGCTGAAGCCCAACGTATTCTTGAGTTCAAGGTAGACCGACTGTTCAAAGATGCTGCTAGCAAGCTGCTAACTGACGAGTGGACACGGGAAGTGCACAACAATTATGGGCACGCAGGTGCAATTTTCGTTAAGTACGTGATGGCGAATCTGGATACAGTCACAGACCTACTACGGTTGATACAACAGCGTATTGACAGGGAAGCTGGGCTTACATCTGAGAACCGGTTCTGGTCGGCAGGGGCAGCGTGCGCCATAACATCTTTGATTTTGTGTGAGCAGATAGGGTTACTACCATACAGCCCTAAGCCTGTGCTTCGGTGGATTATTCGTGTGTTGAAACTGAACAAGAACACAGTGCACGACATGCACGAATCAGTAGAGCAAACGCTTAACGACTACGTGCATGAGAACTGGAACAACATACTGTGGATACGTAGCACAGAAGACCGCCGTGGCAAGGTCGATACAGGGTTAGATGAGCTGGTTATACCCGACGCTACACCCAGAAGTGGGTTAGTCGCACGGTACGAGACGGATCTCAAGAAGCTATACCTTGTGCCTAAGTCCTTGAAGGCATGGTGCGGTAAGCAGCAGATAAACTATGCGTCATTCTTGGAAGACCTGAAGACCAAGATGGGCGCAAAACGGGTACAGAAACGACTTAGTAAGGGTACCCACATGAAGCTATCGCAGCAGAGTGTGTTGGAACTAGAGTTTGATGTAGATGACAGTGACGAAGATACAGAGGTAGAGAGTACGAATGAGTAAGACATTTTTGGCAGCGATACGAGCGCAGGAAGTAGCCAAAGCACTAGGCAATAACCGCCCTAGAGCCTTATCGGATGACAATGTTAGGCGACCATCAGCCCCACTGTCAGACGCACAGCGGTTAAAGATCCTTACGTTGAACAAGGCGAAAATTAAAGGCACTGTCATAGCTAAGAACATGGGGCTAAACCCCTCTACCGTACACAACACCATACGCAGATACGACATAAAGAAGGGCAAAGTAGTCAAGGTATACCAAGGTATTTATGGCTAAAGGCACGGTCAGCAGGGGGGTGGTCAAGGAGTACGACCTAAACCCCGACGGTGTAAGGGTGGTAGTGCGCTGGGACGATATGGTGGTCGGCGCTTCTATTTTTGTTCCGTGCATCAATACAGACGGAGCTACCAAAGAACTTAGGCGTATATCTAAGGATAAGGGGTGGGAATCGCACGTTTTGGTGCGTGTTGAAGACGGTAAATTAGGCGTGCGTATGTGGAGAACGCTATGATAAAATTTACTCGGTTCTCCATAGCCACCCCACTCTTCTAGCTACTTACCCCTTGCTAGTTAGGGGAGTGGGTTCTTTAGTCGTTCATATACCACGGCTGATATTCCAGCTCATTCTGCATATCTTGTGCGTACAAACGCATGGTAGGCGTAAGTGTCACCCCGTTGTGCATGGTCAAAGAAGTTCTAGCGTGCTGTTTCATTGATCGTTTGATTGTATCAGTCGTTATAACTGCCGCTTTACCCTTACCTGCGTGTTCTTTGTTGTGCGCTAGGATCTCGTCTACTATTTCAGAAACGTCGTCACCTTGACGCAACGCTATGTAGTATTGTTTCAACAACCTACTCTTCTGCCTAGATACAGCTTTTTGGATCTTCTTGGTGTCTTGGTTACGTTCTTGCGCGTTGGTGTAGCTTGCTGGGGCAAAACCTAGAAACTTAGTCGCTACCTCACCCGCGTTGAAGTCATCTGTAATCGGGTCGCCACGTCTGGTTAGGGCACCTTCCGTTCTAAATCTATCCGCTTGTACTATGTTTCGGAATGCTGCGGGTAGCATAGACTCTATGCCTCGTCTCGTTTCGCCGTTATACATGTCGTCAGCACCACGAAGTATACTTGATATGTACCCCAGCGCGGGGCCACCAGCAAAGTCTACGAACTCCTCTTTAGCGGACTTGTTGAAGTCGTAGCGGTTGTTACCGAGTATCAGATTAGACAGACCAATACGCGCAGCAATATCAACTTCAGCCCCTGCTAAGTTAGTGATGTACTGTATGCCTCCTCGGTACAGTGGGTCGCCCATGAACCTACGAGACAGCAAATCAGCATCTTCCTCGTCGTCTTCTAAGAACAAGTCTGCAAGACCTTGGAATATACCCACCAGCGGTATACCCTGCACTCCCGCTAAAGCCGCAATGTAGCCGTTACTAGCTATGAACTGCTTCATGGCTATACGGCCTTGTTCGTCTGACAATCCGTATTCTTTAGCCTGCTTTATTGCACCAGCCATCATCTTGAACTGGTTGTAGTACATGGTGAAGCCGTAGGTCTTGAACATCATAGCCAGACGGCCTACGGGAGAACCTTGCGCGAATCTAGGCGCTGTATTTAGTGCAGAGCCACCGTTCAACTGCGATGTCTCTTGCATAGCAACTTGCGTGGCTAGCTTCCTCTTCTCGGCATCGGATAGCTTGTCTTCGCCTTTACTCTTGTTTGGCTTGGTGTTTAACCTAGCCATCTCGTTTAGGTATGTAGACACCACTGTTATTTGCCTACTCATTCGCTCTACTGTGTGGAACGGTAAGGCACTCCACCTAGAAAATATGTCATACAAATTTTCTTTTGGAGCCGCCATATCAATACCTTGATAATCTGCCCATGCAGATCTAGTAAGAAAGCTACGTTCGTTAGCTTCTTGTATCACTGGCATAAGTTCTTCTAAGAACTCACGTTTTGTTTGGGATACAGTTTCACCGTCACCTACGTCTTTCTGGTAGTAATTTGGTGTGTCCAGATCTGACAGATCATCACGCATCTGGAAGTTACCGTCTGCATCTAGTAGAAAGTAGTTATCAATCGAAGGTGTGTACGAATTTATAAGGTTCTTATCACTACCTACGACTTCTCCTCCGTAAGTCTCTACCTTGTGTTCTATATTGCTGCCAGTAAACAACCTAAGTCCGGCGTTCACTGTCTTATTAGCCGTCTTAAAGTCTGTTTTACCTTGTAGATATGGCAACACTACAGCGGGTATTTGGAATCCATTTGCTATGGTAGATGCAGCGTTAAAACCCATCGTGCCGATAAAAGCAAAACGATTGAGCTGTTTAGCAGCGTTGTTCCAGAAATCATTTGGCGGGTTAATCGTAAGTTCTTTACGTGCCTCAAGTTCGTCCAGCAATATCTGGCTATTACCTTCTTGTAGGTATTCGTTATTAGACGTTTTAAGTTCTTCCCTAACCGCAGCGAGAGCAGTTCGTATGTTCTCTGAAGACTTGAGGTTGGCTGCACGGTTAGCCATACCGTAGCCCTTTACACGCAGCGTATCTAAGGCGTCGTCAGGAGCACCTAGTACGTCCTCTCGTTTCTTGAATGCTTTTAAGAATGATGATTCTGGTAACGCCGTTATAAATTCTTGCACAATGCTATTGATGGTGTCTTGTTTGTTAGCAGTGCCATCAGGAATGCTTTGGTCGAGTGTGGCTACCATCTGGGTAACGAACGAAGTAGGTGCTGCGCCGCCATCGAACGTCATGTTCTTTAGCCCATCAACAGCTTCAACTCCCGACACCTCGTAAGTTATGCCGTCTACGACTACAGGATCGCCTTCTCCCTTTGCAAGTGCACGCAGTTTACTAAGGCTGCTTCTTCTAGCATTGGGGCTACCAAACGCTTCTACAACTTCGCGTGGTTCCCCTTTCGACCCATCTGGATTGACGGGAGTGACAAACCATTTGATCCAAGAATCCCCCTTACGGGCCAGTGGGAAGTAGGGTTCAATTAGGTTTCTATCGAATATCTTTGTGTATAGTTGGTTCTTCAGCTTTTCCGCTTGTTCTTTGTCTGTGACCGTACTATCAATTCGTGCACCCAGACTTTCTTTTAGGTCGTCCAGTATGCCTTTGTATGTATCACGTAGCTGCACGTACGCCGCTTGACCATCAGGGCCAAGTTTTTGGTACTCTGCATTCAATACCTTCCATATCTTTAGTTTCTCGCCCTTATACGCTGACTCAGGCTTAGACGGGTCTACCCTAGCCATAGTAGAGTCAGTTGTAAGGTTGTTGAATACAGTCAGTATGTTTCCGTCTGGGTCGGCTTTGTTAGCGGCTTGTAACTTACGCTCTATAGACGCAGTTATGGCGTTTAATTTAGCAGTTGATATTTCTATAGCACCGTTGGACTTTTCTATAGCTTCAGTGAAATTCTTTATAGACTGAACGTCGGTTACATCAGCTATGTCATTGAAAGCACTGTTGTTCAAAAACCCAAGCCCTAGAGACTTGATCTTGTTAGATACGAAGCTACCCCCGCTAGTCCCAAATAACTGCTTGAACCCTACCCCTACAGTATCGTTAGGTATGTCTCGTATTGTCCGTACAGCGTTGTTTGTCTCTCGATCTTGGAGTTTTGCTACCTTGCCGTCTTTGGATGCCATCAGTAGCTGACCGGCATTGCGAGACTCGGGTGCAGGTGCAATGATCGTTTCGATCAGCTCGTCTATGGCGTTCAGGCTGTCTTCTTTGCCCTTCTTGGGTGGCACGCCCAGAATCTTTCTGACTATCTTGTTGATGATGTCAGACACTTTACGTAACACCGACGGTGTCTTGGGGGTAGACAGCAGGGCAAGTTCAGAGCGGAACTCAGGGTTGCTCATGTACTCAGAAGCAAACTCCTGTATGTCCTGTGACCCGTAATGCGACTTCAGCTTGTCTTTCACGTCATCAAAGACTTTCTGTAGCTGAATAGTTAGTGGGTTCTTGGCATCTGCCAGTGTTGCAGAAACCCCAGCGTGACCCATCTCATGCACCAGCGCATGTACGGTCTGCCCTTCGGCTGCGTCTAGGCTAATAGTGTTGGTCTTGGGGTCAAACAAGCCATAGGCGAAGTCACCACCCTCGTTCTGTAGATCTTCTACCAGTGATACCTTGGTGGTACCCACGTTCTCGGCTAACTTCTTAGCGAACCGCTTGACCGCAGGGTTAGGCGCATCTGCTGCGATAGCTTCCAGTGCACCCTTCAAATCGCCGTTGCGTAGTGCCGCAGTAGCTGTATCAGGCATAGGCAGGGTGGTAGACAGGGCGGCGTTTTTGGGTAGTGCGTATGTTTCTTTTTCTTTTGCTAGGTCAGCTTTATATTCTTCAAGCTGCCTCTGTGCATCAGCATCACCTTCTGCTGCGCGTTTCCTAATGTCGGGCAGTATCTGAGTAGCGAATAAGTCACTAGCGTCCCTACCCTTCTTAGTCTCTAGTGGCTCGCTGAATTGTTTTTCGTATGAAGGCGCTGCTTTGTTTCTCTTATGTTCTTTTAATACAGCCTTCTGTTCTTTCGTTAGCTTCTTACCTGCTTTCTGATCACGTTTCGCTTTGGCTAATAAGACTCCTCTATCTTTCTTTTCTTTGATTCTCTGCTGTACACCTAACTCAAACTCTGCTGTTTGCGCATCTTGTGCAGTCTTTTCAATACGCCCCTGTGCAGTAGGCGACAAGTTCGCATTGGCCCAATCAAGCACCGCTTGCCCTTTCTCACGTCCCATACCCGCAGTTAAAGCAGCTTCATCAAGTGGTATTGGTGTATCTGGAGCTTCTCTAGCGTCTTTTCGTGAGACTTGCTGTACTTTATCCGCACCAGTAGATACATCGTAAGCGGCAAACGTAAGTCCTTTGGCGGGGTCGCCCGTTGCTTCGCCTAACTTCAAATAGTCAGCTACAGCCTTAACTTCTGTTGGTGCATCACGCTGGGCTGTTTTAGATAGGGCATCGTACTGCGTAAGGAACTGTTGTATGGCTTGTTGGTCTTGTTCAGGTAGTGGCACAGCCTTTGTCTGGTTGCTTCTGCCTATGAACTCTCGCTTACTAACTTCTTCAGGGGTACCGTAGACTTCTTCGTACGCACGGTTAAACCCCTCTACGGCTTCTGATTCTGCTTCCGTACCTCTACCTTCTATAAGTTCAGCTTCTGCTGCCTTTATGGGAGTTTCTGCTTCTTTTGACTCTGTAAGAGCTATACGTTCTAGGCGTAGGTTCTCCACCTCTGCTTGTGTAGCAGCTACGTTAGTTTCATATTCTTCAGTCTGTTGCTCAAAGTCTTCGTCTACACGTAATTTTTTCTCTGCAAAGGACAGTTCTTCTGACGTAGGATCAGCATCCATTGCTACACGGATATCGGCCTTACTTGGTTTTTGTGCCTTGGCGTTCCGTAATTTTTGCTCTGCTATCTTTATCTGCGCGTCTAATGCAGCAAACTGTCCTCCTTCTCCGCCATCAGCTCTTCCAGTGTCTGTTCCAGCATCTCCCACTGTTCTTCCGTCAGTGCTCGCAACTGCCACGGAATCTTCACCTCCTGTAGCGTCATCCAAGCCTGATGAATCAACTGCATCGCCTGTTCCACTTCCTGTTGTGTCAGATTCTCCTTCGGTATCGGTATCTGTATCACCTTGTTCATCTACTCGCTCCTCGGGTGGCCCCAGCGCATCAAATTCTTTGTTCAGGTTTTCTTGTATCTGAGCTTTGTTTTTTCGTGGCTGCGCTGCTTCTCTACGTAGGTCATCTCGTACATCAGGATCGGTTAGGTCAGCGTCTTTATATCTTCGGTATATAGAAGTTCTTTTGTAGTTCTTTCCCAGCACCCGTTCAAGGAACGAATCATTGGCAGTTGTATCTCCACCGACCTGCCCTCTAAGTTGTTCTATGGGCTGTACTGTTGTAGTTGTCTCACCATCCTTAGTTACAGTAGTTACCGCACCCTGCTCTTCGCCAGCTTCTATTTTAGCCGCTAGTTCTTCGTCTGTTACCGCTGCCATCCTAGCGGCAACTTGTTCTTCGGTGAGTTCTGTTTCGTCGTCTAAAGATGCATCAGCGTCGAGCGTTTCATCTGTAACCTCTGCCACCTCTGCCACTGCCGCATCTACATCTGCATCTACATCCGCTTCTGTTATAGGTGTGACAGGTGCAATAGGCG